ATGTATCCATGCTGATTTGATAAAACTCTCCCTATCAATAGGGTTATTTAGTTTAGGCATATTACTTATGCCATTGTTGACCCAACTAAACTGATTCGCCTGATAAACAACATCACAGGTGTTATTGGGCCAACGAGGACTCTTGACTCTATTACGGACCACTTGAGCGACTGCAATCATACCTATGTCAGCCTCACCTCTTGATTCGTGATAGATGTTCATCGCCCCACATAGGACCTCTGTCGCCTTTTTAGAAGGTGAGGCCTTGTCCGTCGGGACACCCATAACTGTCATCGTGGCTAATACAATGGCCATTGTCAATTCAGCTGCCATTATCTTGGCTCCTTTCCATCATCAAAAACATTCTTTCTATTCTCAGTTAAAAAGTCACTTGGCGGGTCAAGTTTATCTTGAGGATCGAAAGTCTGGACATCTCCATATTTTTCGTATGCCATATGATACATAAAAATAATCATCTGGCGTTCTTCAAGTTCCATATTGACCAACTGTGTAGCACATAGATGCGACCAAGATTTAAGAGCTGTTTGATAGTGATGCAAATCGGCAAACCAATCTAGGCGAGGCCGTTTCTTCTCAAAACCTTCAGCAATCTTCTTGACGTTGTAGTTAGACCAAATACCTTCAGGCATCTTGCATCTCCTTTGCACGGGCCTTAGACATCTCATCAACATCAGTGTGACTATTTACATAGTCATTGACTGCTTCTAACTTATCACGGGCCGTTGCAATAATAGCAAACTGTTCCTCTATGGTAGTCATAACATCACCATGTTCTCCAACACCTACGGAGTTGTTCATAAACACCTCGACGTTAGCTTTTGACATTGCGATATCACCATACAACTTTTGCCTCAAAGCATTTGCAAATTTAATATTCATTTCTAAGTTCCTCAAATAGTTTACTTTCTAAACGATAGGCTTCTTTCTCCCATGGCATATCAGCATACTTAATATTTCTAGAATATCTTTTAGATTTCCATTGAACTGACCCAGTTGCATAATCACACAATTCACCCCTCACAAATTGTTTGAGGTGTACCATCTCATGTGCCAACCATATAAGAATCTGATCGAAAGTATGCTTCATAGAGGAATCGAGTTCAATAGCAAATTCACGTGGACGATTAAGATTATCATCAATAACATGACAATACCCATAAGCCTGTTCTTTCTTCTTTAACTCCCTTGTTAATTTAATCTCTAGAGTTATATTTTTAGACATTCGTTTGCCTAACAACTTCTCTCCATAAAACTCTGCAGCATTACCTAACGCATAAAACAATTCTTTGTTCTGTTTACGATATCCCTCAATGTACAATTGCATCTTCAGTCTCAAAAATGTAGTGGATGTAAATTTTAGAGAGTCGGGGCATATCTTTCCAACTAATGACAGGAGTCTGTTCATTAATTTTTGACATAACTTCCAGAGCCTCCTCATAAGAGGTATTTGAACCATCTTTCGTTTCGTGGTAAATATCACCCTCTTTATTACGAATAACGTATTTAACAATATTAGGCATTTTATAAGTAGGTGTTGGATCGGTTAGTTGCAAGTATATTCTCCTAGAATATTATTTTCAGTCCATCCATTATCCCACATTTGGGGGTCTGTGTCAACCCCCCTACCACAAGTATTTTCTATACCCCTATAAACGGGGGTTTTCAACCCTATCCAGCGATACTCCACTATATAAGTATTTTCTTATACACTTATAGATGAATATCATCATATTATAAAAAAGTTGGATAGTGAAAACCCTCCCGACTTAATTTTGGCGTTTTTTTTGTTTGAGGTTTCTCCAGTCTAGCCGGGTTGAAAATGCTCATCCCAACCATACGCTTCGGTAACGGTAGAAGCATTCAAACCTTTATACTCTCGGTTCAATTCTTTGTCTTTAGCTAACATAACCACTTTAGCTTCCTCCACATGCAATCCTTCCAACATCTGAATAAACATCATTTCCCTTCGGGTTCTATTAATAGCAGGATTACCAATAATTGGTTCCATATTAACATGTTCCCTATTCATTTTCACATAATTATGCAAGGTACGAACTTGAGCACTTAATCTCATACCCTCACCTTCTCCATCAGGCGAATCATTAGCTTTAAAAGGAACTTTACCCGCCGGAAGCAACCATTCTATATTAGGATTTAAAGCTGCGTTCAAAAACATCTCAAGTTGTTGGGTGCGATACTTTTGAAGCACCTTTATTTTAGATTCTTTATTTTTTGCTCCATGTACCTTCTGAAAAATCTCAGAATACATAGGGGTGTAAGTTTCATATACCATAATTAAAATTCCTGTATGTCATCAATCAAATTGGTTAATTTATTTTCAATAAAATAGTTCAAGAGATTACCTCTCGTCTTAGGAGTCTCTAACTTTTCATCATACTCTTTAAGGATATTTATCACAATATTTTCTGGGATTTTTGTGAGGTCTATCAGTGTTGAGTTTCTTTGCCAGTTACGAATCCAAGTGTCTTTGTTACACTGTGCTATCTGATAAAGTATCTCAGGTTCATATTCTTTCATAGCTTCCATCAAAGTCACTATAATTGTCCTTCTCATCGGTTTCTGACGTTTATGTTCTACAAAGGTATCATCAGATGATAGTATATTAGGTACACCATCACTTCGGTCACCCTTGAGTATATGTTCTATTAAATATGTTTTTGGATTATGTCCATTAACCAACTCCTTTGTTACTGGACTGTATTGGTCTGATAAGTGGTGTAACTGTATAAAATCCTTATCTGAAGACACTATAATATTCTTAACTTCACCACGATTCATCAACAGCACAGCAATAATATCATCTGCCTCTGCGTGTGGTATTCTCATACTAATATAGGGGAAGTTGTCCTTTAGTTCATCACGGACCATATTGAGACAAGTAAATATCTTGTCCCAATCATACGGTGATGATGCCCTGTCTTTCTTTCGGCCTGCTTTATAATTAGGGAAGTATTCACGACGCCAATATTCTTTGTCATCATTACATAATATCAACTCACCATACTCTTCCTTAAACTTTGTACGGTAGTATCTTAAATTATTCAGTACAATATGTCGTACTAACCTTTCATCTATTTCATCTTGAGCCCTATGGAGATGTACCATAAGACTACCTATCATCACTTGATTGAGGTCAACAAGTATCATATATCACCTATGTAATATCATTATAAATTGGAGCGGGCAGTAGGAATCGCACCTACTCATTCGGTTGGAGCCTAACTTACCTCTAAGGTGCCCGCATGTGTATGTTTGTGGAAAATTTAATCTGTAATTGTGTAAGTATGGTATGAAGTATTCGGAGTGATCTTTCTCAAACCTTCTTCATCATAAGCGGGGGTTGTACATCTATATCTAACTGTGTTCTCTTGGTCTTTACCCCAAAAGAGGTCACGCCAAACAGAACTTTCTAAATAAACTTTTATACTATTAATATAATCTTCTCGTTGTCTATACTCTCGTTGCAAAGTATCTTTCTCTTTACCTTTGTCTGTTCTGCGCCATTTATTTTTCAAATCTTTAACGATGTCTTTATTATGTTTTTCCCAATCTTTAACATTTTTGACACTTAAACTATGGTCATCAGGTAAATCTTTAACATCGGAATGAATGTTCTTATAGACCGGAGGCTTCTTAGCCGCACGGACTTTAGCCATTTTATCTACTTGTTGGGAATCGGACATGAGGTACCTTCATAATTTATAATTTTTTTATTTATAAGGTACTCAACAACATCATAATATCCACCCACTCGGTCGTCATCAATCACAACCTGTGGTAATTTTTTAAATTTTTCCACTTCATCTATTGAATATGTTTGACAAGTAAACTCTAACTTATTATCTGTTAGTAGTTTAAGTATTTTCAAAGCATATTCATCATATTCATTATATATGTGGACCTTAATTTCCATTAACTCATTAGGCAGAGCGATTTACGTTTTGATCCTCCTGCCTTCTCTTCTCACGTTTCTTAGCAATTTCTTTAGCTAATTTGGTTTTAGTACTGGATTTGATATAGTGTTCTCGTCTTTTAACTTCATTAATCAAATCACGTTTTTCAACATTCTTTTTAAATCTTTTCATCATAGATTCAAAAGACTCCGTTTTATATTTCTTCTTCACTGCCATAATATATCTCCTTATTACACCATCCTATCACATGTTACAATTAATGTCAACCAGAATCTTTATCTTGGGCTCTTAATCGGAAGTCTTTCTTTTTTTGAGCAACAGTAGTACGTTCTACCCACTCAACATCTTGAGGTCTCTTTAAATTCTTACGCATATGAGCACGGATTTCTCCAACACTTCTACCTGGTACATAGAATATAGGTAAACCCTTTATCTTCACTTTAAAATCCATCTCTTGTAACTCTGTATCACCTTCTGGTTCATATGAATGTTGTAGAGCACTGCCACCTCTCATGTGTGGTTGTTTAGTATCTGGCACCCAACCTCTCTTGCGTTGTGTGTGTGCTTGTTTTTGATAAACCTTATTAGCCATTCGCATTACTTGACCAGACTTCTTATGCTTCAACTGCATCATTTCTTGTTCATCAACTTCTACTTCTTCTTTCTTAGGAAGTCGGATGATTTTAGTCTTGCCTGTTACATACTTGCCTGTCTTCTTATCAACTGGAGGCATCTTCTCCATACCAGAACCTTTCCAACCACCAAGACCTAATGTCTCTCCTACTTCTCCAAAACGATTCCAACCAGTTCCTTTGGCATGTTGATTTAGGGGGGCATCTTTGGAGTTGGGTCTATACTTACCAGTAGCATCAGCCTTTGCAGCTTTCTTTTGTGCCTTATGTTTATTGTAATTAGGGTTACCTTTCTTTTTAAGGTAACCGGTTGTTCCACGAAGCACTTCAACGATATCAACTTCTACTTCTTCATTAGGACCATAACCTTTAGGGGTTACATCTTTACTTTTTCGCTTAACTTTACCTGCAGCCATACGTTTCGCCGCATCTGGGTTTAAATTTCCTTTCTTATCAAAAAACTTAGCCAGATGTGGTGGAAGATTACCTTCTTCTACTTCTTCTTTCTTAGCAGATGCTTTTTGACGTTGATATCGTGCCTCTCTTTCGTCGTGTTGTTTCTCACTACGTTTCTGGGCTTCTCTATCTTGTTTCTTGGACTTTGCCCACTCTGTTTCTTCTTTCTCATCTTCTTTATATAAAGCCTTTGCTGCCTTACGTCCTTTACCTTTAGGAGCTAATGACATATCTTCCACCAATACTTCTTCATGCTGTGCACCAACAGGATCTTTATCTTGATTCGCCGCATCTTTATTTTGTGCTACCCATTCTAAATGATTCATCTGAGGATGAATTTTATCACAATCATGCGACTCTCTAATTCTAACTTCTCTCATAGAAGCAGACATAAGTTTGGTGTTTCTAATCATTAGGACTATCCTCCGTACTTCTATTTATACTAATAGATAGTTTTGACGGAATCACATATGCCCAACTTTTTAGCTTCTTTAGCACCTAACCACACATCTTCGGGGGGTAAAAGAAATTTTCTAATCTTTTCTTCATCTAATCCAGTACATTTATTATAATGATTAATCATTCTATCGGTTGTTAATTGATACTCTTTCATTTGAGCAAACAATTCATGCTCTTTTCCCCAAGCACCCCACGACCATTGGTGAGATAGTATAGAAGTATTGGGTGTAAGCACTCTATGTCCTGGAGTACCTGACATAAAAATTAAAAGACCTGCACTCGCAATAACTCCTAAACCAACTGTATGTATATCTATAGCAGAAGCTTTCATTATATCAATCAAGGCAAAGGCAGCATTCATATCACCACCATCACTACACACCAACATTTGTAATCTTTTTTGTTTTTTCTTTTCTGTATTTTGTCTTAGTATAAACTCTACTGTTTCTTTCATCGTATAGGAATCTACTTGACTCATTAAAACAAATATACCAGATTTATATAAATCAGCTTCACTATACGGATCCATCGGTGTTATCGATTCTTTCATCAAAATTCTCCATTATCAAAGTTACAAAGGTCTCAGCATCAACGACAACTAAGGGTTTTACATTATTTTTCTTTATCACCAATAGGGGTTGGTATTTACCACAGTTAGCTTCTGCTTGCTCCCAAGCTCGCCATACATTTAAACTTTCTTGGTTCTTTGCCTCAATTGAAAACGGAAACTTTTCACGAGCCGCACGAGCCATAATAAGGTCCTCACCTTGAGAACCCATAGGCCTGCTCTCAATATCTTCTGGATGTATATCTAATCTTTCAATGAGCAGGGACCTCATCCATTGTTGTAATCGTCTGCCTTTTGCTTTAGCAACGCTTGTCTTCATTCATATCTCTACCGGTTCATTTGTATCATAATCTTCATCCCATTCCAAAACATCAAGTGGTTCACCACAAAAACAACAATACTCTGTCTTCATACTACAATCAGTTTCGACAGCAAATTCACCATCACACTGTTCACAAGCAAACCATTCTTTAGTATCTTCCATAATATCTCCCATTACACAACGAGATCGACTATTTCGCAGCCGTCTGCGGAACAAGCTAACTCTTGGCTGCCTGCGGTCATATCAGTTTCTTCATACTGACTTAGTTGAGACCAATCATATTCTTTGGGCATCTTTTTCATTAGTTCTATATATTCAGATGCGGAACAATCCTGATACGGCGCCTGTCTATAACTATGGTCAGCATACGGTAAGAAAGATACGCCAGACATCTTATCAAAGTTAGCATATGTCCATGCACCTACATCCATCCATTCTTCCTCTTTCACAGAGATAGTCACGCTGGGTTTATGTTCACACCAATTTTCTTGATACACTTTCCATAACTCTAACTGCTCTACTGCTGTCATATCTTTACGATACACACCGTTCTTCGGTCCCTTAACAGGGAAGGAGAAGACCCAAGTGTGTTCTGGTTTAGTTACATCATCCTCACACGGGAACCCTTGGTCAAACATCATCATGGCCAATGGATCTTTCTTGTCTGCACGGACAGTTCTAATGTAGTGTGGGTTATGTCGTGCGTGTATACCACTGGCACTGTCTACCAACTGACTGACTGTGCCTGATGGTTTAACACAGGTGATAGCAACTGATGCTGGAATGCCTAACTTGGTCGCCCATTCTTTATTTGTCTTGACTGCTGTATCTCTTAGTTGTTGTAACAATTCTTCTAATCCTTTCTTCTTACCATTGGTCAAGGAATTATCCATAATGCCTGTCATAGATACACCAAGCAATCTTTCTTCTTCACAATTCTCACGCCACTTTTTACCTAGATATCGGAAGTTAGTTAGTGTTGACTGCCAAGTGCCAAGTATTGTAGCAAACTTTACCTTTTCTTGTAGTGTCTCTGCCGTATCTTCTTCTCTTACTACAACCTCCGTAAGGTTACAGAATTCTCTATCACGAAGGATTATTTCGGAACACGGGTTAGTACCAAAATCATGGTCGGCATCTCGTCTACCATTCTTAGCTGCCTGTGCCTGTGCGGCCGGCCTACTAAAGATGCCACGCTCACCAGACTTGGACTCATACAATGACTTCCATTCTTCCATAAAGATACCCATGTCAGGGTTCTCTTGATAACAAGCAGAGTTGTTTGCTAGTGCTCGTTGTACATTAGACTCCCACCATCTGCCCGCCTTAGCGTGTCTCATTCTATCATCGGATAGGTTAGATAAACTAATAAGAGCACTACGACGGACACCACCAACTACAACACTTTCAGCAATCTTACAGCAGATGTCATGTGCTTCTAATGATGTAAGTTTTCTCCCTGCTGCCTCTCTGAATACATTGACACAGAAACGGAACAAATCATCTAATGGTTGGGGACCTGAAGCACGACCACCAAATGTTTTTAATGGTGCCCCTGCTAGTCTAACACGGGACAAATTCCATTTTGGTATCTGCCCTGCGGCTAGTAAATAAATAAGTTCTCGTAGTGCCTTGGCCCAACCCAACTTAGAGTCTGACACCATAATGACCGTGTCTGTCTCAAAGAAATCATCATTGATTTTTGGCAACTCACTAACATACTGACGTTCAACACTAAACCCTACACCAGTACCATTCATTAGGACGTAAAGCAACTCATCAAAAGCTCGGAAACTATCCACTTTTAGATACGAACAGTTATACCCTGCCACATTCTCCCGCTTCAATGCGTCACCAGCAGTCATCAAAGCACGCATAGATGGCATCACTTTCAATCCAGTTATTTGTGTCTTCAGTTCCCCATACATCTTATCCGATAAAGTGTAATTTCGTTCCTCTTTTAGATGTTCCTTAAAAAACTCCATATAACGGGTGATGGTTTCTTCCCAAGTTTCTCTACGGTTTTCATCATATTTATAACGAGCATATCTTGATAGGTGTATGTACTCTTGGTACGGTGTGGGTAACTGCATTATTATTATTCTCCTAGATCCGTTTCCAGTCTGCTAATCGGACTCTTGCCGATAGACCGGTAAAAATATTTTCTTTTATTGTTGATTGAATTTCTTTACTGGTCATACCAGCAAGAATCATATCGTTTACATCTTTGTAGGGATTGGTGTCAGGCCATATACATATTTGGTAATCATTGTCAATCAAATGCTCCATCTTTTTTATAGTCTCTTGACTTCTCCTTTCATTGTCAAGAACCATAACTAAATTATCCTTGGCATATTGATTGACAACTTGTAACATATCTGAACCAGCTACAGCAATAGCATTGTCCAGAAATAAACTATCAATGGGACCTTCTACCACATAGATAGGTTGTGTGAAGTCGGCTCGGTCTAGTCCAAATATCTTTGGTCTATCTTCAAACTTCACAGTTAAATATTTTGGTTGTTCATCACCAAAGGCACGACCTTGAGCAGCAAACACATCACCTTTCTCATCTCTAAAAGGAATCACTAAACGAGGATGATCCCTGTTACTGTTTATATCTGCCCAAGCACAAAACTTGTGACACAGGTAGAATTGCTTATAATGCTTAGTAGGTATCTCTCTGTCTATTAGAATCTGTAAAGCAGGATGAGCAATCTCAAGTTTATTTATAGGGATTAAATCCCTCAGTTTAGGATCCTTCTTTTCAAACTTTGGTGTATCAAATTGATAGGTAGGTTCGCTACTATCCACAAACCTTTCAAGACAATACTCTCTAAAAATACTTGAATCTACATACTGAATAACTTTTGATGCTGTGGTACTCTTACCACAATTATGACAGGCATAGTTCATCTGGGCTTCTTTACGATAGAAATACCCACGAGCTTTATTAGCTTGTTTTTGAGAGTCGCCGCAATAAGGACACCTGAAATTATATAAGTAATCTCTAAGTTTTTTAAAACGGTCTAAACGAGGACTGATAATATGAATAAATTTTATATCTATATGCAGCATACATCCAGTATATCACAATCTTGCTACGTTGTCAAATATTAACAGAATTGAGTGTTGGGGATGAAACCACCCCCAACAACCTCAATCTTTTTTACACTTCTACGAATTGTCTATTAGCTAAATGACTCTCCGCTATAACATCTTTAGACTGACCAAAGTAAGCCACCGCATGATGTTTAGATATCATTATTTCATCCAACATCATAAACGAATCAGTTTCTTGGTTATATACTTCAAAACGTCCAAGTATTCTACCAAACTTACCAGTGGCATCCTTAATAGTAATTAGTTTTTGTTGAGTACCTACCTCCAGATAAGACTGTACGAATTCTTTAGCAGCAAATCCATACTTCTTTTCTTCGGCATCGGAAGTTCTACTCTCTGGTGTATCTAATCCGTAAAAACGTATACGTTGTTTTTTTAACCATACACCAAAACCCAAATCTATATCAACATCAACTGTATCACCATCAATTATCTTTATCATTATACATCTGTACTGATGCATTATTCTGTACACCCCTTGACATACTGTGAAATACCAGTGGCTTTACAAGCCCAACTCATGGCACCATCATCTGTCGGTGTTAGTTCTAATGTTTTTCCACTCAGAACACCACCAGAGGCCTCGTTATATGTTACGGTGATAACACCCCCTTCACCAACATTAACGGATTCAACACTAGTTCCCGATACAGAATTCCAAGCAACTTCTTCATTATTCATGGGCATTTTACCATTCATTGAATAATATTCAACGACTGCTAGTTTAGCCCCATTAGCTAATGACAACCCTTCCGATGCTTTGGATTTGGTAATGTATGTGTTGTACTGTGGCACCGCTATCGCAGCAAGAATGCCTATGATAGCTACCACTATCATCAATTCTATCAAAGTGAAGCCTGATTGCTTCTTCCATGGCAAAGTATTTCCTAATGTAGACATGATATTTTCTCCTATCATCCTTCACATTATACTTCCCATAATAAGGTATACTATTTATAAATATTACTTAGTCAAAGGTCTATACACTCCATCCCAATCTTCACCGGGACTCTTTTCTTTATATTCAGCAATCCTTTCCAACATTATATCATAATAGTCTGCCATCTCAGGCCAACCATCACGCAAATCATTCGCAAACCTCTCAGCAATCTTCCACGATTGACCACGATAAAGTATAAGAAACTTTTCATGTTGCTGTTGGTACATATACCAATTAGTATTATGAAACACCCATTCATTATTACCAAGGACTGTAAAAATACGAACGGAATCTTTTTTACCCTTGACAGCTATACTATCCAACTCAATTGAAAACAATTCGTGTTGAACTGCATCAGCTGTTTCTTCACCTAATATAATAGTTACACCATAACCTTTAGACTGTCCTTCCAATCTCGATGCTAAGTTCGCCGCATCACCTAATATAGAATAATCAAAACGATTATTTGATCCCATGTTACCCACGACTACCTCACCTGTGTTAATACCTATACCAATCTTGATAGGCATGAGTCCTTCGGACTCTAGTTCATCGTTTAATTTCTTTAATGTTTCCACCATCCCCAGTGCAGACTCTACAGATTTTAATTCATGTCCCTCCACATTCACAGGAGCATTCCAAAAAGCCATTATACAATCTCCCATATACTTATCTATTGTACCGTTTTTTGACATGATAAAGTCTGTCATCGGGGTTAGAAATCTATTGATAAGAGAAGTCAACCCCTGTGGATCTGTTTTATACTGTTCACTGATAGGTGTGAACCCTCTAATGTCTGCAAACAATATGGAAAGTTTCTTTGTCTCACCACCTAACTTGAGTAGTTCTGGATTCTTTTGTAGTATCATTACCATTGCAGGAGATAAGTATGTACCAAATTGTTTCTTAATAAGCATTTTAGCTGCATACTCACGGGCATACTTATTAAACAACAACTGTACATACAATAACAATCCTCCTAATAACGGATACGTTAAATCAAATAATATTTTATGTTGGTTGAAGGCATAGATACCAGTCCATGCACCAGTACTGAAAAGAAATAATACTACTGGTAGAGTCCACTTCATTCCTAATCTAGGAACTAGTACAATAAGAATAAGACCAAAAAGAAAAAAGTCTAGTATCTCTAGTTGATTAGCAATATCCCATCGTCGTATAGATGTGCCAGTCATTATTGTATGTAATGCTTTGGCGTTTACTTCATGTGCATCTTGAGCTCCAAATGGTGTTGCAATCAGTGTACCTAAACCTTCCGCAGTCAACCCCACAATAACTACCTTACCTGTAACATCTGTGTTTCGTGGTATCTCTGTTGAAAAGTCTATCCATATTCTAGAATGTGCATCAGTTTCTACAATAGGGAAGCCTCTTATTCTCACTTTAGTGATACCGGCGGCCTCTGTCTTGATCTGTGCTGATCTACTACCCACAAGGACTCGGAGTATCTCCATCGGTAGTGATGGGTATATAACCTTTTCACCAACACGAACAAACAATGGCACTCGACGAACCACACCATCCACCTCAGGCACAGTAGACACCATACCAATGCCTGCAAGTGCATCTGCAATCGGTTTAATGTTTCTTACTGCACCCCCATATGTGTACAGATAAGGAAAGGGATTACCACTGTACGATAAGCCTCTAGGTGTAGCTTGTCCTTCTATAGCACGGCTAGAGGCGGCTTGGACGCCCACCACGGGCACTTGTTGCAGAACACTTACCAAGTCATCATCACCACCCAAACGGTCTTCTTCGGCGAATAG